TGTTATTCTAGTGTTTCCATTAGCACTGACTATATTTTACTTGAAAATTCAAGTATACCTCTTTCGGTTTTCAAATGCTTCGTTTCCTAAAACATTGCTATGTACCAATAATAGCCCTACTCCCCTGCGTTTCAACATTAGGGATAGTCGATAGCCCGCTTTGATATATGTATCAACATGGGACGGGATTGCCATATGTTTCCACTTAGGTTTCCCCGTTAGCCACAATCTTTATGTGACCCCTGTTGGTGAACAGGATAAGGTATATTAAGGCCCGATAATTGACCTCTGAGCAAATTCTGGTCAGGAATTTCAGATGTCTTCCAATCTTGAGAGAGCTGAGTTGCTGTTAAAATAAATACACCAAATTGATTAGCAATATCCTTTAACCGCACACCCATTAAAAATAGGACATTGTCTTCCCTAAGTTTAGTACCATTAGACATTCTGGCAATTTCCCCCAGCAACTTTGCGGAAGTGTGAATATAGTCCAAAGCTACATAATGCACTTTCCGCACTCTAATATTTCTTTTAATACAATTCTCTATATCTTTGAGAGAGAAGTCAGGCATCTCTTCAATGTATAAAGGAGACTGTGCTAAAATTTCTGCCGCTTTGTAGACTCTATCTTTTTCTTCATAGTTATATCTATTGTTAAGAATATGTTCTTCATTAACTCCAGAAATAAAAGCTAAAGCCATTGTTGTTACTTCGGGAATATCTAATTCTGTGGAAATAAATAATGTAGCATTCTTACAACCATTATCCTTCCACTGACCAGTATTAACATCATAAATAGTGTCACAAGCAAAGTTACATGCATCTGCTATTAGCATTCGGGATTTCGACTGTTACCCTATAGGCTTTTTATCCCATAGTTCTTACAATTTCTTGTAAGTCCAGCATATCTTTTCACCCAATATTATATTTGGGGTTGGAGCCTCGTGGAAGAATTATATTCTGTTTCCAGTTTCATCTTCTATGCGTTGCGGCTGGCAATGCTTTTAAACAAAGCCTTCACCTCTGATTAACATATCCCGTTATAAAGACTTAGCTTCCCAGATTTTTTCTCCAATAATAATCTTAAAAATTACTTTTTAAGACGGCAAATAAATTTACCTACGCCCGTAGCGGCAGACCGCATATAAACCTTACCTAATCTAGCACCTCTAGCTATTCTGTTGGCAAAATTAAACTTACCACCATCATACATCTCAATTCCTACTTCTGGATTATTCTCTAGTTCTTCAAGAATACCCATTACATTATCACCAATGGCAACTGAATCATCATCATTAACTTTATCAATATAATCTTCGCGGACGTTTAATACTCTAGTTTCAATTAAATCTGCAATTTCACTTAAAGTATATTTATCTAAATTATTCTCCTGTTGTTGTTTTTTCTTTACATCAAAAATATTATCAGGGTCATAAATAAAAGATACATCTACACCACTATTATCATATTCTCGCAGAAGCGTCATCTTCTTTACTTTATCATAATAATAATCAAAGTTTGGAAGGTCGGCATTCTGCATAGCGTTGATTAACCAACTTGCGCCATTTTGAGTTTTATAAATGGCTAAGCTTTCAGGTCTATTCTTTAGATAATCTTCAATCACTTTGGGATTAAAATTTTCCGTACCCATTTGCCGCAAATTAAATACCGCCGCAAATATCACTTTATGAATATCTGTTAGGAAATCTCTATCATCAAAAGAGTATTTTCCATCATCGTCCAAAAGTGAAGGTTGCACTAGGATACATGAAACCAATTGCGCGACTGCTGTCGCATCATATAACTTAGCACCAATAATTCATCACCTCCTAGTTTAAAGTAAAGAGCTTCACTCTTTTTGGTTTTTTAAATGGTGTTGAGTGTTGTTGATAATTAAAATCAGACTTGGGCATATAATCATTAGCGTCAATTCCTTCATATCTATGCTTTATTTCTTCTTGACGTTCATAATATTCCATAGCTTCATTATAAACAAAATCAACAATGCCAATTCCACCATTTGACGCTTCTGGGTCTCCTTCTTTAATATCAAACCAATAGTCTAAGGTTTGTAGGATACCCTCTACAGTGCGGCCAGACTGAACTAAAGATTTAATTTGTCTGTCAATTTTAGTTTTTGTATATTTGTCGCCTAGAATATTTTTCATTTTAAAATGAATTTTTTGTTCCACTAATTCTTTATCTTTATTCCTCTGGTGACAATAATCATGTGCATATCTTTTGCCAACTGAAATAACATTAAATAAATCCCTATTCATCTCTTGCCCGCAATATAGACATTTAACTAGTTGTTTACTCATTGTTTAACCAACTTCTAAATCAAATTTATGGGCATAATATTCTTTTTTAAATAATCTATACTACCCCATATACTTCCTTTCTCTTAAATTACCATATATTTATATTATATCATAAATAAATAATGCTGTCAAAACAAAAAAGAGGGCTACTATCAATTTAGTAACCCTCCTATTCTTTTAATTACAGTCCGTTAGCTACAGCATCTTTAAGGTCTGAAACAATCAAATCAAGAATTTCAGCTTGGTCGGGCGTCATATCTTTCACTTTCTTACCCTTTCCAAAGTCTTGATTGATAATTTCTGTAATCCTTACAGCCCAAACATTTTCAAAGTCTGGACCTGTGGCTTCTTGAATTTGTCCAACAATAGTATTGAATTCTTTCATCAATGCATTAAAATCATATGTTGGTGCGGCAGTTTGACGGATAACAGGTTTATCTGTTACATATTTCCCATCGCTCTCTTCAGCCTGTTTATCAATAGCATCGCCAATAGCATTAACAAGATTTTCATATGTAAATTCAATCTTATCAGGAGTGTGCGCAAACCTACTCCCAGCTAAGAACCTAGGCGTTCCACGCATATACAAAGCGGTATGCGTAGAACCGTCATCTCGTTGCTCTGGGTGAGCGTAACCGATAATGTCACTCATTCTATCAACAATCAAGCGTGGACGGTTAGCCAATGTTGGGACAATTTGATTGTACTCTTGTCCGGTTTCATCTACAAAAGTTTTATCTTGTGCGTGGCTAATCATGACCAAACCATATCCAAGCTGCGGAATCTGGCGAAGAGTTTCGTCAAACTCTTTAGTTGCCGCCGCGAACCCTTGACCATATGGCATCTGTGAAATTGTTTCTACACCATTTTGAGAACAAATATATTTTTCACATAAATCATACGCAATGTCTCAATTATGTTATCTTATAGGCTTTTTATCCTATAATTCTTATACTTCCTTTTTGTATAAGTTCAGCATATCTTTTCTTCCTCTTGGGAAGTGCGGACTCGTGGGAGAATTATATTCTGTTTCCAGTTTCATCTCCTATGCGTTGCGCGTGTTATAAATTTTACAATATAACTTCCGCTCTGATTCCCATCTCAGGGTTCCAAGTTTTTTCCGCAATTTTCTTAGAATGTTACCACTCTAAGCCGCAGATTCTACGGTGTCAAGCGTAATATTTTTATACAGTTCATGTGCTTTATCTTCTTTAAGCTGCTTGATTACTTTCTTAAAATCTGACCAGCTATTGATTGGAATGGCCGTTACACCGCTCAAAGTTAAATAGCCAATCTCAAAAGCTAAAAGCAAATTCTTTTCAAACTTTGATGCAATTGTTGTTTTCGTTAGACTATATCTTAAAACATTTAGAGAGGAATTCTGGAAAATACAAAGCCTCTTAACTTTTTCGTGAGTTTAATATATCGGCAAATAGAAGATGGAGATACTCCAAAATCTTTAGCACATTCTTCTTGAGACATATATTTTTTAACAAAATTTCCTTCATCATCATAAACATAAACAGCTTTTAGGGCTGTATTAAACCAAGGTTTAATTTTATCTTTTTTGTAACTCTTAAACTGATATTTAAGATAGTGTTGTCGTTCTTCTTTTACGCAGCGATGAATACCAACAGCATCTATTTGCAATTCTCTTGCTGCATCAGCTACGCTTTCATAGGCTTTTTGAAAATTTCCATCTAAATCATACTGATAACACTTGACAAGACTATTTTTTTGCAACCCCATTTTATAAGAATGTCGCATGTTTTCTAACGCGGTGGACCACTCAAGGTTGTCTAAATTATTATTTAATTTGTTTCCATCAATATGATTTATTTGTAAATCGTCCATATCTTCGCAAGGTTTAAATGCCTTCATTACAAGCCTATGCACACTACACATCTTATCTATTCTGTATCTTAAATGTACCATTCGATATCCATTGTTCCAAACAGTACCCCCTAGATAAGTCATTTTCTTATCATTTCTAACTAATCCTGTGTTAGACACAGAATAACATGTTTCTTGTCCGTTTATGATAATTTTTTTCCATTGTATTTCCATTTTTCCCCTAACTAAACGCCATCGGGCATTTCGCTTCTAAAAGCTACGGTTATAAAACCTAGTCGTTGAACCTTATTCTGTTCTAGAATCTTGGCTGCGGATTGCTAAAATCTTAAACTTATTACTTTACCTCAAGAGTTACCTATCGCCATTATTATATCCCTATAATAATTTAGTATTTAAGATTATTCTAGTGTTCCCGCAATTAACCCAATTTAATGCGAGCAAAACTACTAATTGGCACAACCCGCTTTAGGCTCTCCATAAAATAACACTGTATAACCACTTAGGTCACGACTGACTTCATGTGGTTTTACATTAAAAATATCAATTGCCATGTATTTATCTCCTTTTATCTCTATATTTTATTTTAGAAGGTTGGGAGTAGTATCCCCCACTACTACTCCCATATCTATACGTATCTACTTTATATTAAAATGCATATCCATCTTCAAATGGGGTTTCTACCTTAGAAGCCGGAGTTGCTGTTGCAAAACCAGAATTGCGATTACGATATTCCAACTGTCGTGTTTTCTCGCTTGCGACATGTTCCTGACGTTTCTGTACTAGTTCCGCAAACTCTTCAGCAGTAACTGTGGCCTCACTATCAAAGTCCTGCTTTACAGAAGCACCTTCAACTTGCCAAGATTGGAATTTGCGGGAAGTTGTATTTACTACCGGAGCACCAAAAGCAACTTCTTCTTTGCTCGTTTCTTCACTTACAACAGTATTGGTAACAATGCTACCCCAAAGATGTACGACCGCTGGATTCTTTTGGCTAATCTCCATACCCTCAAAAGCGTAAATGCCTTCTTCCTTGCTTACAGATAGAGATAGAGGGATTAGATTATTGCGGAAATCAAATACATTACCTTTAAGTTCAAGATAATCATCACCATTTTCTACTTCATGATGTACTACAGTATCAATTACCATATCAACATCAAATACCGCCGGCTTTGTGATATTGCCAGTAAGTGCGGAACAAAATGAACCACGGATTCGCTTAGGTGCTACCATTGTCTGGTCACGTTCACTCCAGAAATCATTTACTTCAATTGCCGCACTAGAAACTCGAACTTTTTGGGCATTTGCCTTACCAACACTAATCCATGTTTTATTGTCTTGAATTAGAGTTTGAAGGAAGTTGTAAGTTTCATTAGGATTACCCTTCGCCGTCATTGGTGTTACGTAACCATAATGGACTGTCACAACATTCAGACCTTCTTCATCTGTGGCAATCTTTAGGTCACCAGCAATATAATTTTGGCCTGCCTTACTTGTTCGTTCGTTCAGGGTGTGCTCAAAAACATAGCCTTGAACCTCAACATTGTTTTTCCACTTTTTCAATTTTACTCCTTTAACTTGAAGTTTTAATACTTTTTATATTATAACACCTATTTAGATGTTTGTCAACAAAAAATTTTTAATTTTTCTTTGGATATTTACCGCAACTATATTCTTCATTACAATAGCCGCAAACTTCGCACTTAGGCTTAAACAATAACTCACATAGTTCTTTCCACTCTTGGCTATATTCACACAGGGCATCTGTAATATCTTTCATTAAACCTCTATATTCAATGTAAGCCCTATTACACAAACGAACATGTGACATTTCTGCTAGATTGCGAGCATTCTTTTTAATAGCTACTGTAGAAGTCATACCAAGAGGAAGAATGTTGGCAGCATCTTCTTTAGCCACACCAACCTTTAACATATCATCATAGCATTCAATAATTTTCTTCATTGTTTTATCATAAATGTACTTAGCATCGCTTTTCTTTTCTATTCCAGGAGGAGTGTAATAGTCAAAATTATTATAATCAATATATCTAGTAGATGCTTGAATCGCGGAAAGTCCGTCTCCAACGTGTCTAAAAAATTCCCGCATTACTCGCGCGGAATATCCTTCCATCGTCATGTATACATCTGGAAACTCCAAAACTCTACCATGGTCAGCTTTTACACAATTAACACCACGTCTATAATTCTTAGTATCATCACTAATATCTGAGCCATAGGCTACACCAGACATGCGGCCAATTAGTGTGAATGGATTCTTCGTAGTTTGGTCTAAGATAGTAATTTTTCCCATTATTTCTTGTTACCTCCTTGGCTATTGTATCCAAAAGTATCAGATTTATAAGCATCAATATAGTATGCTTCTTTCCAATTCAAATCTTCTGGCGCACATTTTTCAACTACTTCAAACGTAAAATTATCTAAACCCTCTTCTTGCGCGGCACTATAAAGTTTATTGCCTTTTGGTGCATCAATACCTAGACAAGCCTTAGCATGATTATTCCATCTCTTTTTAATATCAACAGCTTGCCCAATATAAATTTTGTGGTCTTTTATATTTTCAATTTTATAAATGCCGCAAACCTGTTCTGTTCCCAAAAGTTCATTAAATTTAGCTGTGGCCTGTTTTTGATAAAATGTTTGCCAAACTAACATTGAAAGAATTCTAGGATTATACATTTGTTTCTTCATGTTATTTAGAATATCAATATCATGTTTATCGTCAATAGAAACTGTCAATCTACAATCATCTGAAATGTTCGCGGCGTCTCTATGAAATAATTCACAAGCTGCCGCATTGGTATCTTTCAAAGAATCTAACTCTTTTTTTTGAGTTAGAATATTCAAATCTAATTCTTCAATTGTAGATTGGTATTGTTCTTCTAATAATTCATTTTTTAATTTATATTGACTTTCAAGATTATCAATTTTATTTTTATATTCTTTATCATAATTAAGTCTTTTTAGGTAGTATTCATCTTGCAAATTAGTAATTTCATTTTTAATTTCTTCTTTATCTTTAAGTATTTGTTCTCTGTCTTTAATTATTTGTTCATTAGAAATTTCAACTTCAATATTTGCTTTGTTGCGGCCAATTTTGAAACTGACCGCACACAGAATAGCTACAAAGACTAATACTAACGCCAACTCCATTTATTCTTCTTTGGTTTGAAGTGGGTCAACATTAGCTCCACCAGGTGTAAGTTTAATTAGTTTATCTTCACCATTGTCTGTACGATAAACATATTTACGCTTGGTCAAAGAAAGTAAATTACCATTTATAGTTTTGGGAGGAAGGTCAACTCCCGCGCTAATATCATTAACTGTTACATTTTCACTCTTATGCTCCTGGAGATATTGTAAAATCAATCTACAATTTTCATTAAATATATATTCCATTTCCTTTAACTCCTATATTATACTATAATTTTTTATAATTGTCAATTAAAATATTGTATCTATTGTACATTCTGAAGCATTTTTATCTGGTCTAAGCTGAACAAACCTTGGGTGCCGCAAAGACATTTTATCTTTATCTACACTCATGGCTTGTAATTGCACAACTTGACCAATATATTTATTAGGATTTAATCCCATATCTTGCCGCATATTGTCATCTAATCCAGAAGCAACAGTAGCAATGGGAATTAAATAATCACCACTATATAACCCTACTTTAAAAGCATTTTTATATCCAAGAGCATATGGTTTGGTAACAGGAATATCTCCTTCCCAATATGGCCAGTCTTCAATGCACTTTCCAGTATATAATTTTTCAGGGTCTTCACATTCCATAATTACAGCGTCTATATCATTAGTTTCTTGCTTAACCTTAAACATATTTTTTGGCGTTCTTTTCCCCGGAAGGTATAATCCTTCTTCTGTTCTAAAAACTAACCCCTCTTCATTATTTTCAAATAAGTTATTTAGAACACTGTTGAAATCTATATAAATACTGTCGTAAATTCCCGCCACTTCTATTTGCGGAATTTTATTATTGTTTAAATCTACATTACTACATAGTTCACTATATCTGCGGATATATGGATATTCTTCTAAAACAAAATCTTTACCTGCCCACTGTAAAATATCATGAACATAAAAATGTAAATATCCATGTTCCTCTTGTCGCGCAATGGCTTTCTCTTCTAAGCACCCCAAAATGCTAGTAATATCTTTAGATGTTCCACCTGGTATATATACTTCCCCAATTAAAGTAGTACCATTAGGTAAGGTTTCCATAGCCCATTGCTTTATATGCGGCATATGGTTTACTTTCATAGTGTAAAAACCAGTTTTCTTACTTTTGGCTCTAGCAAACATATATACTTGATTGTTTTCTTTAATCAAAGTTTGCCAATAACCATCTACTTTAAGGCTGGCAAGCCACCCCTTAGAATAGGATAGCTCGCCAACATCGTTGAAAGGACATTTACCAACTAATTGCGGAGGATACATTTTAACATCTGGATACAAATCACACGTTTCTATCATTGTATATTCTCCAAACTTTCAATAGTATCAAAAAGTTTATTACCTTTACCTGCTCTTTTTTGCTTTTTAATATTACACTCTTTATCATTGATTAAAATAGTCTTAGTACCAGGAGGTGAAATTAAAGCTAAGGTTACCATATCTGATACCAGAGTAATAGCTTTAACACCTTTTGCGGTCTTACCTTGCTCCTTAATAGTTTCCATATCAAATGACAAAACAATACCATTTTTGGTAGCAATCGTCCCAATGTCACCATTTGATTCATAAACACCAATTACTTCATCACTAGAATCAAGTTTCAGCACCACTATGCCACCGACACTTTGAGTATTACTAATATACTGTTCTTTATTTGTCTTTTTAACCAAACCATTTTTAGTAAAGAATATAATATATGGTTTATTTTCATCTACCCCCATAGCTGAAATATTTAAAATCTTCTCTCCAGAAGAAAGTGAAAGTAATGAACCCGCGGCAATTCCTTTATCGGTATTCCCGCACTGTTTAATTTTACTTGTCTTAATCTTATACATCTTCCCAAAATTACTAAACAACAGAATCATATCTTGTGTTGTAGATTTGAACTCTGTAATGTTATTCTTTGAACGCCTAAATAATTTTAATGGAATAGATTTTATATATCCATTGCGGGTAAAGGTAATTGCTACATCTTCTGGAACTACTTCCTTAGGCGCTTTTGTAATTTTTACTTGTTCTTTTTGTATTACTTTAGTTTTGCGGTCACTACCATATTTTTTAGCTAAATCAGATAACCTTTTACTTAGCACCTTCTTTTGTTCCTTGGTAGATTCTATAACCTTTTTACATTTTGCCGCAATCTCTTCTTTTTCCTTTTTTTCCTTTTCTAATTTATCTTCTTCAAGTTTAGACAATTTAGCAAGTTTCATATCTAAAATACTTTTTACTTGTATTTCATCAAGACCCAACAATTCCATTAGACTTTTTTCTGGGTGACTGTGTGAGCGAATCAAAGCAATTACAGTATCAATTTTATCCAAAGCTACCAGAAGTCCATCTAAGATGTGAATTCTTTGTACAGCTTTATCATAATCATATTGATGTTCACGTTTTATACATTCTATATTATGCTCAATATAAACATCTACAATTTGTTTTAATGTAAGCAAGGTTGGAGTTTTACTAATAATACCATTTTGAATAATATTATACTGTTTACACAAATCTGTTGCTTGAAATAATTGATTAACAACAAACCGCGGTTCTACTCCTTTTTGACATTCTACCAACAATGAAATACTATTTTTTTCACTTCTGTTTGAAACATCTTTAATTCCACTAATTTTATTTTTTTCAAGCGCATCTTTAATTTGCTCAATTACTAGTTCAATATATACTTGAAAAGGCATTTCATAGAAGTTAATATCTTGTCCTTTGATTTCATAGTTAGCTTCTACTATTACTTTTCCTGTGCCTGTTTTATTGATTGCGGCTAAATCATCTTTGTTAATGATTGTTCCGCCAGTAGGAAAGTCCGGGTAGTATTCATTTTCATTTAGATTACCAGTCTTTATATAATCTAAAATTAAATTAGCCGTTTCTGTAAAATTGTGAAGAGTGAATTGCTGAGACAATGATACTCCAATACCTTGGCTACCATTAACCAGAAGTCTAGGAAAAACTGCTGGAAGAACCTTTGGCCACCATTCGTCTTCACTAAAATTCAAAATCATATCAACATTGTTTTTATTGATTCCTTGTAACATTCCTTCTTCTGTAATTTTAGCCAACCTAGCTTCAGTATACCTGTCTGCCGCGATGGCATCTCCACCCAAAATTACATTACCATTAGACCCATGGAAATCCACTTCTGGAATGTTATTTGAAAATGGCTGTGACATGCGGGTAAATGTTTCATAGATTGACACAGTCCCATGGGGCCAAAATAAAGCAGCTACACCACCATCAATCTTAGCTGATTTAACATGTGGTTTATTGCTGGTGTACCCCTTAACATACATTTCCCACAAACATGCTCTCATTGAAGGCTTCAGGCCGTCTCTAACATCTGGGAAGGCACGATTAGTATTAACATCATAGCTACTATCAATAAAGTTCTGTTGCACTTCATCAATAACATCAATTTGATTAGTCAATTCTTGCCTCCTCAGAATGCTCTAGTAAAAATTTAACTCTAGGTTCTACATCTTTACCATATAAATCATTAAACATATTATTTGTTTTTGTAATATCTTCTACTGTTAGCTGAATAATATTTCTTGTATCTTTGTCCAAAAGACAATGAGAGAGTTCTTCAGCGTCCATCTCGCCTACGTATACTCCGTTATTTCTAACGGTACTGACTATTTCTTACGCGTCACGCGCTCTACCTTTTCCCAGCACGTATCAATAGTGCCAGTACTCCACGACAAAGTGGATAGTCGATACAGGTTTTTATGCTATAGCATAAACTTCCCACGAGATTATCTTTTACCATAAATAGCAGTCAGACTTCCTCGTTAGCTTTAGTTTCCTAAAACCCCGCTGATAAACGGAAAAGTAGATAAGGGCCAGACTATCTCTTACCCTTTCATTCTCCCAATAGTAGAAATATTTTTAGAATGTTTCTTTTTATATTCTTCTAATTCTTTTTCATCTTTGATATAAATATATTCATTCTTTTTAGTTGTTACTCTAAACAATGGAGGAACAGAAGAATATACATGCCCGTTTATAATTAGTTCCGGACAAAGATACCAAAGAATATTAAATAACAAATTTTCAATTGCATAGCCATCATACTTTAATACTTTATTTTTCAATAAAGAATAGACCATATCATCATCCATTTTAAATGGAGCCTTGCGCTTCGGAATTTATTCCTACTCTCCTGCCGGAGATGGTCGTTGAACGTTCCTATTAAGGCTTCGCTGCTGATTGTCATATCAAAAATTTTGACTTAGATTTCCAGCAATTCACAAGGTGTTTCAATATAGATTACTCTATAAGGGGACTATGTTGTTAATCCGCATCGGCACATGCAATAATTTTGCCATATCTTAATTTACTTTTATTATATTTTAACTTAGCTGTCTTTTGGTCACATTCTAATCCAAGAGCCTGAATCAAATTATTGATTTCTTGATTCGCTAAAATTTTACTAGGTGTAGTCTTTAGCACCGACAGCATCTTACCTCTAACACCATAAATAGCTTGAGTCTCTGCTGACCTTGCCGCAACCAGCCCTGAACAGGCAGACTTGCCTTCTCCTATTAGAAGTTCAGCTTTAGTTCTGTCTTTAGTCCAACAGTCGGCTAAAGTTGTCGGAAGTTTAAACGTCTTGTCTTGCTTTACGACTTTATTCTTTACCGCTTCTCTAGCTTTCTTTGCGGCTTCTGACGCTTTGCGGGCAATGACAGCTTTCTCTATAATGGTTTTGCCATCTTCTGGATTATTATCTAGCCACAATTCCAATTGTTCACTAAAAATTTCATTTAGAAAAGGAACGAAATCACTATTCACAATCCTAGATTTAGTTTGTGCATCATAAGACACGGAAGGTGAAACTAGATTAAATACCAGCACCATTCCCTCTTGTAAAGAATTACCATCAAGATTTTTCTCTTTAGGCTTTAATAGTCCATTTTCTTTTGCCCATTTATTCAATACTTTAGTAATAGTACCTTTCACAGATGTTAGGTGCGGGCCAGAATCTGTTAAACCATAATTAACATATGCCACAACATTTGAACTTGAACCGCTGTTATATTGAATCCCGCAATTGATACTATAATCACCCTTACTTTCTGAAAAAACCAAAGATGAAGTGGTAGCAATTTCTTTTCCATTCTTTTTATTAACTAAATAATTGATACCTTCTGTATGTTTAAATTGTTTATCATTTAGGTTAATTGTTAATTTAGGACATAAACTAGCAATATCATCAAACAATTCTTCCAATACTTTTACATTAGGTTTTGGGTCAGTAAAAAATTCTTCACTAGGATTAAAAATAATTTTAGTTCCAGAAGGTTCAGAAGTCTTACCAACCTCTCTTTTTTCAAACACACCTTCTTTAAACCAAATATGTTCATACTCACCATTACAAACAGTATATACTTCTGTCCAATGGCTCAGGAAAGTAATTAGTTTACCACCTATACCGTTTAATCCTAACGCGGAAGCACCATACACTCCATCATCTCTATATTTACCAGAAGTATTGAGAACAGAGAATGATGCTTCCAGAATTGTTTTGCCATCTTCTCTAATATTATTTACTAAAAAGCCTTGAGCATAATCTCTAACTGTAATAATATTATCATCTGTAATGTTAATATCAATCACATCACCATGACCAATATTATGCTCATCTAATGCATTGCTGAAAGCTTCAATAACCAATTGTGTACTATAATCGGTATTCCCCGCATACACACCTGGTCTTAGTCTAACAAAATTTAATGGGTCTAAGGATTCAATACTTTTTTCATCATAAGTATTTGTCATTAATCCTCCAAAATTCGCATAAACTGCGTCATGCGCATAAACTCCTCAAATTGTTCATTGGTCATATCGTCTACAGTCTGTTCGATATAGTCCATGCGGGAACGATAATCAAGTTTGTCCCAAAAGCTAGAGGTATAGTCTTCAAGTTTCTCTTCTGCTTCATCTTTAAGGACAACATTATTATTGTATCTATCATAATCAATAATATCAACAATATATTTAGTTGCTTTTTTATTCCTCGTTCCAGGTTTATCGTCTACACTTTCAACTTTTACAATCTTATATGGCGCAAAACCATCTCCATCTTCATAAAAAGCATTTGGAACTACTACATAATCCTGAATATTATCTGGGTCGATGTAATCTGGAATCATGTAAGTATAGGCTTGCCCCCATTCATTGAATCGAACTGAAACATAACCATTCATTTTCTTTTCCTTTCAACTTGGAATTATTACGTTATCACTATTATAACATATAAAATGAAAACAGTCAACAAAAAAAATAACCCACTTGCAAAAAGTAGGTTATTTAATTTTATTGTGTTTGGCGTTCACGTAGTTTACGCCTATAAGCAAGACAATTTTCAGTTACTTGGTTATACAGCTGCTTTGAATTATTATATTGTTCTCTAAGATTCTTATAGTCCCTCTTAGCAAGAGCAACTTGTCTATCAATAGCTTTAATTCCATCTTCACCAACAGCACCCTGCATTTCAATCACAACGTCCCGCAAATGCTTGGCTCCAAGGTATCGTTGATACATATCTTTAGCCTGCTGGTTTAGATATTGCAGGTCGCATTTAATTTCACAAAATCTAAACGCGTCCCATTGATTCATAATATCTTTATCACGTTCATCACACTTTGTAGAAGCAGAATAAATCATGCCAGAAGGATATACTTTTGATAGAAAAGCTGAACCAGTTTCTTTATTATAGTTTTCTTCAACAATTTTAGATTTCATTACTTCACCTTATCTAAATTAAACCAATATGTATGTTTTTTGCCTTGCACCTTAATAACTCCAACTCTGTTTATATATATAGTCATATCTTTATTAGCATTTCTTACGGCTAAGGTTGCGGCAATTTCTGGTGCGGTCGCATAATAATGCCCTAAAACACTTGCTCCACAACTTACTTTATATCTAGTCATTCCAGGTAGTTTTGCATTTTTTGTCATTTTAATTTCACCACATTATCATATAGCATTGTATAATTATTATTAGGCCCAAAATTAGGTCTGTCCGCATGATAATGCCCAAAGTAGCAGTGTTTATAGTTTTCACCATATTCTTCAATATATGGCACAACATCATCTAGCCACTCTTCCATAGATTTATCAATTTGACTCTGGTCCATATTGGACATAAACAAATCTGAAAGATATGGTTCCATTAGCTTTGGGGCAACATGTGAACAAACATAATCAATTTCATTTATGCGCGGGAATGCGCTATCCCATAGCTGGGACATTTCTTCTTCTGTCAGTAGCTCGCGAGGTTCATAGGGCAAGTGATGAATATATCGCCACTTTTTATCAACAGAATATCCACCAGGAATCATTAAAAAGTTAATACCTTTAATATTATATATACCACCGGTATCAGCAATATAATGAATATTAGGGTATTTATCTTGTATATATGTAACTCCGCCAAAGCTATAATCATAATGCCAACCACTGTTCAAGCTACCCTCGGCATTAAGTAAACGGTTGTCATGATTGCCACGAAGAAGAACCCAAGTAACCGGAGTCTTCTTCATGAATTTGCGGCATTGTCCTTGTACCATCTCACCATAAAAGATACCGTTGTCACCGCAAACAATAATAACATCATCTTCTGTTGGATTTTCAATTTTAGAATATGCTAGACGATAATCACCTATGCACCCATGTGTATCACCAGTTATATAAACAGACATAATTCTCTCAATTCCAATAGATATAAACCATATTTCCATTGTTGCTTGCTTTATAACCAAAAGCGGTTAAAATAGCACACATTCTTTTAACTTCATATTCCTCACCTGCAACAACCAATTTGGTTTCAAAAAATCCCTCAGTTGCTGCTTCAAGAATAGCATTTTTAATTTCATCAGGGATATTGTCCTCAGGGCTACTAATCATTGCTGTTGTTTTAGCATTAGCCGCGGATATTAGTTTAATTGACATTCGTACTCCCTTTGTTCTTGCTTGTTTTTTCTATTCTGTTGAATAGTGCTTTCTTTTTTAGGTTTTTTGTTTTTTGTTTTACGATTGATTTTTTGAAAATTGTTTTCTTCATCATCATATTCATCATCGTAATAGTAAGAAACGTCTACCATAATTATCCTTTACTTGAAGATATAATAGTTATTGCACTTATCGTTAGTGCAAACCAAAACATTTGTATTTTCATCTCGATGCATTGGTTCGCCGCACTTGTAACAGGCATAATCCTTATATTTCTTCTTTCGCTTCTTTACTTCCTTGGTAATGCCGGCGGCTGCAAAAGCCTTCTGCATTGTAGACATACTCTGCATTTAATTCTCCAATCTTAAATAAGCATATCCATTGTCTTCTGTATAATATACATCTTTAATACCTATATCTTTAATTGCGTGCATACACCCAGGACAACTTTTAGCACACCCATAGCCTAATGGTTTCCCTGGGCAAATTCTATATGTATATATTTTACACCTAGAAAAATCTACAGTTTCTTTAACTGTATAATGGATAGATTTAATACACGCTATCTCCGCATGTAGACTATGCTCTATAGCCTTAGCCGTTTTATTAAATTTCCTATATCTATTATAGTATTTTTGAACAGGTGCGGTTTTTTTACTATTATGTCCCCTACCAATAATTTTACCTTTATAGACCAACACTGAACCTAATTTAATAGACCCAAAGTCAGACTTTAAGGCTTCTTGTCTGGCCTGTTCAAAATAATAATAATCCCTTTTCCGCACCTGTTCCACTTTCCTCTACAGATTAGTCATTGTCTCCAAATAATCAGCGTTATTCAATAGGTATTGTCCTAAACCTCTAACCTCCTGGATTACACCTTCATTAGTTGAAAATCTACCACCTTCATAGAAAAGTAGAAATTCACCAATTGCTTGCTCTACTACATCAAGAACCTTAAAAGCTGTCTCCGTCATTTTACTCTCCTTTTGTTAGGACTAAATATTCGTAAAGTTTACCAGAAGTATCAAGGCAAACAGTTACTTCATCTTCCATATATAGGTTAGCATCTTCTTTACCGAAGTCTGTGTCATATACCCACCAAGAGATATAATCATTTGTATCACCAAGTGAATCTTGAAGAAGTTCAAGCACATAATCCTGAAGATGAAAATCCATTAACATTGCGCTATCATAGAAATCTCTTTTTAAAAAATTGTTCGCCTGGTCAATAAGATACATTGCGGAATTTGTATCCTCAAGATACTTCATTATGTCTACAAATTTCTCTTTGCTAACCATCTTTCTTTTCCTTTCAAACTTGATAGTTTATATTATAGCATACAAGATTACAATTGTCAACAAATTATTTTGACTTATCCTTAAAATTATATAATGGCTTTAAGTGCTTTACAATTTCTACAGTATCACCAATAGCAGCAATAATGTCATTTGCATCTTTATATGCGGCGGGTGCTTCATCAATTGTAGATTCAAGAACAGAAGTAGAATAAACTTCTTTCATTGACTTTTGAAAATCTTCCAATGACAACTCCGTTCTAGCTTTAGTACGTGACATCAAACGTCCGGCACCATGCGGAGCTGAGCAATTATAATCTTCATTGCCCTTGCCGCGAACAATCAATACACCATCACGCATGTTTAATGGAATTAAACCTAGTTTACCAGTAGAAGCATCAATTGCCCCTTTGCGGATAATTTTTTGACCTGTATCGACATAATTGTGAATGCAAGTAATATAATTATCATACTGAGGCTTCCAACCCATTTCAGTTGCAATTCCTTCATACATGACACAATGATTTAGCGCAGACCACACCTGAACTATCTCTATATCATGTATATAATCTAGCAAATCTTGACCTTCGATAAATGCCAAGTCTTTATTTGGAAGTGCGGCAATTTGTTCATCACGTTCCGCAATTGCTTTCTTAACATTAGCAAAAGAATTCATACGGGCATAGAATTTTACCTTTGCCTTTGCTACATCAATAATATCTTGACGTAGTTCTTCAACATGTTCTATAGCCTTCTTCTGGTAATATTCACACACCTGTTTGCCCAGGTTACGTGACCCAGAATGAATCAGAAGATAAACTCCGTTATCATCATAGTCAAGTTCAATATAATGGTTTCCACCACCAAGAGAACCCATAGACTTCCGCAAATGTTCATATCCATTTAAATGCTTCCAACAGGAAAGTGATTCATATGGAAAATCTTTTGAAAGCCATGATTCTTCTGAACGGCATTTAAAACCAGTAGGAATGAAATTAGATATTACAGAATCCAGCTTCATCAACTCTTCTTTTGCGGGAATCTCTTTGTAGGGAGTTTCATATGCTGACACACGACATGCTATATCTACGCCTACTGTATTTGGACAAATTTTGTTTTTATACGTGATAGTAGAGCCAACGACAGCACCCTTGCCGCAATGAGCATCAGCCATAATTCTAATTTTAGAATCTTTATAGGCCATAGAGTTTGCAATTTCATTTATCTGGTCAATTGTCTTTTGGTCTTCACCAACCATAAAATTCTTTATATCAGCCATTATTTTTCTCCAGTAGAAGTAGGATTTATATAATTCTCAATATAACAATTATAATCTTTAATCTTTGCGGCAACTCCGCAAACTAAAATTTCTTTCTCACTAATCTTTTGCCTAATCAACAACGCACAATCAGGGTTACACTTGCCATTCATTAGGGGACAATACATTAGTTTCCTTTCCTTCCTTTTTTTCTATTGTAAATATATTATACTATATAATTTGGTTTTTGTAAATATATTTTTTTATAATAATATATAAAGAATTTTTTAGCATAGCTAAAAAATTCTAATTTTCTTTTTGCCTTAGCAAAAAGAAAATTTAATATAATAGTTTATATAATATAATAATTAAAAGAAATATTATAATTATAGGAAGTGTTATATAATACTTAATTGTATTACTAGTATATTTATTATTATAATCTATAATATTTATTCTTTTATTATCATTATATTCTTTGTTATGTTTCATATGTATAATTCCTTTCTGTATAATAATATATTATAAATATTTAATAAACATTAGTCAATATAAATTTATTTCAATAGTAATATTTTTATATATTATAGATTATTATATAGTTATTATTATATATATTAAATATATTATATTATAAATAAATTATATAATATAATAATTGTCTGTCAAGTAAAATTTTTAAGAATATTTCAAAAAAATCTTTTGACAGATGTAAAATTTATTGTTATAATATAGGAAAATTGAACAGCAGAAAGAGGAAATTATGTCAATTTATTTAACTGGAGATGTCCACGGAGCAATCAAAATTAGGTTTAATGAAAAATATGAACCATATACTAGTGAATTTACCGCGAACGATATTGTCTTTGCTCTTGGTGACATTGGAATTTTCTTTAATCCAAACATGGAAGATGAAACAATTATTTCAAATCTAAAATTTCTAAACTCTAAACCTTATACTATTGTTTT